GAACCTCGACTTCTGTGATGGGTCCACTAAACTCAAGTAGGTTCCGTTCACGTTTAATTTTACAAAGTGGAACTCCATTTACTTATATTAAGGAAAAAACTTTAAATAGTATATATATGAACTTCCCAAAGACCCCTGGTCAATGTAAATATATGCTCGCCCTCAGGTCTCCTAAACCTATTGTGGTGGGAACTGGACCGGCGGGCTCGGGAAAAACAATGTTGGCGTGTCAGATTGCTCTCGAACACGTACAAAAACAACAACGTCCTAAGATTGTTCTAACTCGACCTATTGTCGCTGCCGATGAGGATATGGGATACCTCCCGGGAGACATGGATCAGAAGATGGAACCATGGATAAAACCAATGTTTGATATTTTTGAGCAGTACTTTTCGTATAATCAGATCGAACGACTCGTTAAAATAGAACCACTTGGATATATGAGGGGTCGAACATTCACTGATACACTTATAATCGCCGATGAGATGCAAAACGCCACCCCTAATCAAATGAAGATGCTCTTGACCCGAGTCGGCGAGGGTACAAAACTCATCGTGACTGGTGACTTGGAACAATCAGATCTTGGACCTGAAAACGGTCTCGCGGATCTCATCTATAACATGCAGTGTCAAGATCTTGAGTATATCGTACATGTAGAAATGGAAGATGAAGATATCGTTCGACACCCAGCAGTTAAAGAAGTGCTCAGTATCTTGAACAAATGAGAGTCATCCTCGCTCTTCCCGGGCGTACATTCTCTGGAACGTTCCTCATGAACTGGTCACAGACCCTGATGACTCTCACAAAGAAGGGGTACGATTTCGTCGTGACCAATGAGTTCTCAAGTTTTGTTCCCTTTTCACGAATGAAGACGCTCGGTCTTGACGTTTTGAGAGGTGCCGACCAAAAACCATTCGGTGGTGAAGTTGAATATGATGTATGGCTCACCATCGATTCTGATATTGTCTTTACACCCGAACAAGTCATAGAACTTCTCGAAGATACCAAGACATACCCAGTCGTTTCAGGTTTATATCGAATGCAGGATATGAAACATTATGCGTGTGTGAAAGACTGGGACTTGGAGTGTTTCAAAAAAACTGGTTCGTTCCAATTCATGAAGGTTGGGGAACCCGAGAAAGAAGAAAAATATATTCCAGTGGCATATAATGGTATGGGTTTCTTCGCGTGTCGCAAAGAAGTCTTGGAGAAGATGACGTATCCATACTTTAGCCACCCTCTCATCGAGATTGAAGCTGAAGATGGGAAACTCTTACGGGATATGTGTTCCGAAGATGTCGCATTTTGTAAGAATATCAATGCTGCTGGTTTTGATGTAATCGTGAATACGACCCTCCGTGTCGGGCACGAGAAAACTCTCGTAATCTAATTCTCTGAATATCATTATTGATGTGTCTAAGATTCGTTTCTGTGCGAGCCATCCGTTCATCCATTATTTTCTTTTCCTTTCTTGTTTTTTCATACCAATCTATCATCTCATAGATTTCCTGATCGATTTTAACGTATCGCTCGGCAAGTTTATAATCTGTAGGAAGTTCCTGAAGATCGGCGGCGATCTCATCCGATCGAACGATGAGGTCTTGACACGCATCTTTGAACTCTTCCATGTTATTCATGGATAAGATTATTTAAAATTCTTAAAGCCTCTTTAGTGTCGATTTCCCACCAAGTTCCATGAAACACTTTTTGTAAAAAATGTGGAACATTTGTATGGTCTATGGAAATTTCTTTCGATGGTAATACGATCCACGAATCATCTCTGAGTGTAGAGAGGACACCCCCATCATGAGATATGACAGGCTTTCCAAAATACTTTGCTTCGAGCATTGGTAGACCCACACCCTCACCACGTGTAAACGAAATGACATAATCACATATGTTATAGAGACCCGCCATCTCATCGTGACTCATACGTTTTGTGATGTACTTTATGTTTTTGGATTCGGGTAAGTTATCAAGTTTGTTTGTTTTGACAATGAGCTTGTGTTCACTTCCTTCAAGAAGGTCCTTGAAAGTTTCGGAAAGTTTCATGAGATTTTTGCGAATATCGTTTGTCCCAATGTAGAGGAAAACTTTTTTATTCTTTTGTTCACTCTTCTTGATAACTCGTGATTTTGTTTGAATAAGCGGTGAAGTGTACCAATTAAGAGCTTCACACTTCACACCATGACGAATCAAGATGTTCTTAAGATAGTCATAAGGAACAATAACTTTGTCAAACAATTTCATGTTCTCGATGATATCTGGGTGAACATCACTCGTTTCAAACATTGTGAAGAGTTGTTTTCGCTTTTCAGGTAGTTCTTCGATCCACTTTGGCCACATGGGATACGTCTCGATGAGTTCTGATATAGTAATCAAGTCTGGTGTATTGTCATCATAAAGACCAAGATCTTGTTTTAGGAAGAAACGACCAACAATCTTACCAAACTTCATTTAATTGAATAATCATTTTTCTTTTAAGTCATGGGAATGCCAGGTAATTATCCCAATCCAACAATCTTCTACATCTATATCGAATACTCCGTTGGAAGTTTTAATCATTTATGATAAACTGAATCACATCAATAAGTCGTATAGCCCACCCTTCGGTGTTTTGAAATCCCCATCTTTAGTCCAGCGACTTTCCTGTTTCTCGATGGATTTGATGTGCCAGAGAGCAAGTTTTGGATCGGCTTGTAACCCGACAACCTTATCCGTCCCTGTAAGTTTCGTATGCAGTTCATTCGTCCATTTGATGTGATCACATTTCTTATAGATCCGTGTCTGATAATCTGGCCAATTGATGAACCCGACCTCATTCACTTTGAATTTTGATTGTTCTATAAATTCTTGTGTAGCACCCGGGTGGATGTTAATTCGGGGTATCGCGATGATTTCCGCACCAGACTCCTCAATAATCTTTTTTACCGATTTTATGAGCGTTTCTTGTGGCATTTCATCCGCATCTACACCGAATATATACTCTCCAGTTGCCTTTTCGATATGAAATTGTGCGTTGGTATGAAATTCATCGAATGGGCGCTTGAATATATTGATACGATCCTTAAAAGTATCCAGAACGCTTTCAACTTTATCAGTCACATTGTTTGAATCTGCGACGACATTGATTTCATCTTCTTCATCGATTGTTTTACTCAAAAAGCTAAGAAGGGAGTAAAGTTCCCTTGATTCATTACACACTTGGATGGTATAAGTAAGCTTCATTCTACTGATTTAAAGATGGTACCCTTTAACGTAGTAAATGAAAGTATCAGACTTCATCACAAACTTCCTGGTCGAGAAGAATGTGACGAAATGTTTTTCAGTGACTGGTGGTTTCGCGATGCATTTCAACGATTCTTTTGGTCAGAAAATGGATGTTACTTATACCCATGGAGAACAACCCGCGGGGTACGCAGCCCTCGGATGGTCATCCTATGAACACAATCCAAGTGTGTGTTGTGTAACATCTGGATGTGGTGCGACGAACGCGGTAACTCCATGTCTCATCGCGTACCAAGATAGCGTTCCAGTCTTTTTCATCAGTGGTCAAGTACATCGAGATGATAACATTCGTTCAAGGGGTGGTAAAATTAGGGGCTACTTTGGCTCAGATTGCGACATCATAGAGTCGGTCAAAGGTATGACGAAGTGTGCCATCGAACTCATCGACCCATCTCAAACACTTACGGTACTCCAAGAGTGTTACTATAATCTGACAAATGGTCGTTTGGGCCCCGTATGGCTTTCTGTACCGGTTGATGTTCAGTCGATGGAAGTTCCAGAGACACCCGAAGAATGGAAGGTTCCACAAGAAGTCTCGATGACTTCGCTCCCACAAGAGTTCCTAGATGTTTGGTCGGTGGCAGAAAGACCGATCATTTTAGCAGGTAATGGTATCCACCTCTCGAAGACGAAAGAAAAATTCAGAACCTTCATCGACAAACATACCATTCCGTATGTCGTGAGTTTTTTTGGGAGTGACCTCGGTGATGACTATACAGGTAAAACAGGACTCATTGGAAATAGGGCGGGAAATTTTGCCATCCAAAACGCAGACCTTGTATTATGTTTAGGTTCCAGAATGTGTAAGAGTATCACTGGGTACAAGAGGGATCTTTTCGCGAGAGAAGCCAAAGTCGTTTATCTTGACATAGATGAAAGTGAATTTATTGAAGATAAGAAACTTGATATCAAACTTCAAATGAATCTTAAAACTTTTTTTGATTTGGAATTACCTACATTAAAAATGAATACTACTTGGATTCAAAAGAATAAGGAGTGGAAAGAGTTATGGTCTGAAGAGATGCCCGAAAAAAATGGGGAACTCGTGTGTCCATACAGACACTTGAATACATTTTTCAAAGAAAAGGATGGGAACTCCATCGTTACCATGTCCTCCGGTTCAATCTATTGTGTAGGTTGGCACATGTACCGCTACAAAGTTGGTGATCGGTTCATCACGAGTGGTCATGGTGATATGGGCTACGAAATTGCGAGTGCGATGGGTGCGTCATTTCATGGTAAGAGAACATGGGTGATCGTCGGTGATGGGTCGTTTCAGTATAATATCCAGGATTTACAAACCCTGAAACATTCCAAGTTACCCGTGACCATTCTTGTATTCAATAACGGTGGATACGGCGCAATAAAAATTACACAAGATGCGGTTTTTAAACGAGAATACGGTACGAGTAGTTCGAGTGACCTTACATTCTGTAACATCGAGAAGGTTACGAAAGCATATGACATTCCATATTACAAGGTGGAGCGCGATGATGACATTGGATATCTCGAGCACTCTAAAGGACCCATGGTCGTTGAAATTGTATGTAACACTCAAGGTAGGTATCCACGTCTTTCCAATAAACCTCAATCAGATGGAACATTTAAAAACATGCCATACGAGGAAATGGCACCATTCCTGGATGATGAAACTCTGGAAAAGCATATGTTTGTTACCAGGATTTAAAGAGTTGAATCCTGTATGATATATGACTTTCGTGGACAGGGAAAACGAACCAGCCAACGTAGATTACGAAGCCGAAGAACAGTTTTTGGTTCGAAAATACATACCAAGGGATGCGAGTGTATTGGAACTCGGTGCACGATATGGAACTGTTTCTTGTGTCATTTCAGAAGTCCTCGAGGACCCAACGCGACACGTCGCAGTTGAACCCGATCATTCAGTAATTGAAGCTCTTACAAAAAATCGAGATACCAATGGTGGTAAATTTCATATTTTTGAAGGGGTCGTTTCTAATAAGGGGTATGAGCTGGCTTTTATTGACCCCAAATTTGACCTACACGAATATGGAACATATACAAAGGAATCCGACACACCAACCATTAAGAATGTATCACTCGAAAAACTTTCTGATATGTACAATTTAAAATTTGATTGTGTAGTCGCAGACTGCGAAGGTTTCTTCTGTGACTTTATCGAAGAGAACACAGAAGCGATAAAAAATATGCGAGTCATCATCTACGAACAAGATGGAATTCCATGGCCAGAGTACGCAAAGAAGTACGAAACGGTAGATGAAACATTAACCTCTTATGGTTTTAAACGAATACACACGATACCTCACCCAAAATATGAAAATAATCCACACTTTCACAATGTATGGGTTAAAGAGTTGAACAAATAAATTTACAATGAAGTTTATAACGTATTGTAGATCCTGTAGTTCTAATACATGTACTACAAGACCTGCCATTTTAGCACCCTTTATAGTCGATCGACTATTTGACATGAAACCAAAAACCACAACAAGTCTATATGGAATACCAAATCAAGTCAATTATTTTCCATGTAAAACGTTGGAGTGTGAGAATTGTGGGTTTGTAGGTGTGAATATTTTGTTTGATGAGGATGAAATGTCTAAATTGTATTACGGATACAGGGATGAAACGTATAATACTTTAAGACTGTCATACGAACCGACGTATAAGAACCACGTGTTTAATGAACGTCACGTCTATGTAGATGAAGTTTCACAAACGTTTATCGAACAGAACGTATCAAATGTCGAAACCCTCATAGATTTTGGTGGCTACGACGGTCTCAATACACCCAAAATAGGTTCTCAGAGGTATGTCTATGATATATGTGATGTCAAGTCAGAAGTTCCGATTACGGATACACTTTTCAACTGCGATCTTATAACATGTATGCATGTTCTAGAACACGTTCCAGATCCAAACGTGATTATCAACGAAATTAAGGGATCCGCACAGTATTATTATTTTGAAGTACCGAAAGAGGGTAGTAAGGAGTTTTGGCACGAACATATCAATTGTTTTACGATGGATAGTTTTTCCCATTTACTCTCGAGATACTTTAGAATAATAGCAAAGAAGGAAGACAAATTTTTACATGTATTGTGTGAGGACATCAGATGAATAGAAATGATGTTTTTCGTGTTGTACAATCTTATTAAATACCTCATATACATTTTCGATAGACACATTATCATGTTTCTCAATTACTTCAATCGCGTAATTGACATGCATCGACATCATACCAGAAAGAAGGTAAGGAATACCCGACTTTTTATACGACTCTACCCATTTGTCGGCATAAATGAGGGACGGAAGAAGTTTGTAAGCACCCTTATTTTCCATGTGGGCGAGAACGTATTCTGATATCGCATTTCCGGAACCACGACCAAAACCACCGAATGTAACATCTACAATATCCGCACCATTATATAGTGCGTCGATCGCCTTTACCGACGCATTCTTGAGGTTATCGTGTGCGTGGAATCCGACTGACCCATTGAAATATTTCCTCACGGTATCAATAATGGAACGCATCTTATAGATACCAAGAGTACCGTACGTATCCGCGAGGTAGAAGTACTCAATTGGGGCATCATTGATAATTTCACACGTTTGTTGAATCTGTTCATCACTCATTTTATCGACACGTCCAATATTTATACTGACTTCGTAGCCAAGTTCTTTCAGTTTTTTACACATCTCAACTGTATCAATGATAAGTTCAGTATCTAACTTGGAATCATCCTTGTCTTTACAGTGGTACGCAATCAATACTCTGACCATAGAAATTAGGGATTCCGATTTGGGTACAAAGTCATCGATCGTGAAAGTTCCCATCTGCGCCATGAGAGCCAGCTTACACTCCGGTACGACTATATCACCGAACGTTTCATTTACTAATGTTTCTGGTGTATAAAACCATGGACCATTTATATGATCCTTTCGTCTGAATCCCAATTCGCAATACTCGATACCACACGCCTTTACAGCGTTGTAACACTCTCGAGCATGCTCCTTTGTGAAGTACCAATTATTTACATATCCACCATCTCTCATAGAACAGTCGAACAACTTCATTTGGTTGATGTCTCACCTATCCTTTATATAACTCTCCCCGTATTCTGTTGTATCTAAAATCTCATACGTCGCACCAAACTTTTCTGCCCACTGAGAAAGTAAGAGCTTCTTAGGATACACTAAATTACAAAATGTAGGCATTGGACATTTAGAGACTACGTATTCTGTAACGACAGCCTTAACATCTTCTACATCCATGAAGTCAAAATAGCGATCCTTTTCGATTAGTACGTGTCCATCGCGCTTACATACTGCACTAAACCGCGTTGGAAGTTCTCCCGGTCCATAACATCCCCATATACGGAGTGAATATACATTTGGTAACGTATCTATGCGATGATCGATGAGCCACTTAGACATTCCGTATGGATCTGGGGGTGGATTTCCACGGAGGGCCGCACCACTCGAAAAATAAAGTATTTTCCCCTTGAATGCGGACACAACATTCTCAAACATCAAAAGATTTTTATAAAACACTTCACCTGTGTCCTCCATTAAACGACTACCTCCTACGACCCCGCAGTGTACGACCGTATCATACACATGTTCCTTGAAATATAGTTTAACAGCTTCGGGGTCTGTCAGGTCTAGGTCTTGTCTCGTGACACCAGTCCAGTCTGTATCACGAAGTACATTCTTACCAATAAACCCACCGGCACCTAAGACACACACTCTTCGCATTTATTTAGAGACGACGCACAACTTTAAATTAATATGTTATTTCTCATCGATCTTGATGGAACACTTCTCGATACCGATCATTTACATTATCAGGCGTGGGCTAATGTATTGAACAGTAGTTGTGACCACATTGAACATATTGTCACGACCCATGGAATCAATTATATACTCGAAGACTTTCCAGATCCCGCATACATGCGAAGACGGAAGATTCGAGAAATGTTACATTTTGAAAATATTAAGCTCATGAAACACGCAGATAGTTTCATCAATTTTATTTTGGAAAATGATATAGAGCATGTTGTTGTGACAAATACTGATCGAAAGGTTGTCGAACATTTTAAACGACAAGTTCCTATCCTCAATAAATTGAAAAGATGGATTGTTCGCGAAGACTATGAAAACCCAAAACCCGACCCAGAATGTTATCGTCTAGCACTGGGCGACCGTGATGACATCGTATTTGGTTTTGAAAATTCGAAGGAAGGTCTTGAAGCGCTCTCGAAAGTTACGAGTAATATATTCCACATTCATCCTAAAACTGATTACTTAAAAGTTATAGAACAACTTAAAATACAATGCCCAAAAAGGTTTGGTATGCCCCTAACAAATTTGAATCCTATGGAGAGGAAGAGATTAAGGCGGTTGAGAATTGCCTTCGCGATGGCTGGCTCGCTGGCTTTGGTGACCGCACGGTGGAGTTTGAGGAAAGAGTAGCGGAACTCTTCGGTAAGCAACACGGTCTTTTTGTAAATTCAGGAAGTAGTGCGATCCTCCTCGGTCTATGTGCCCTAGATCTTCCCAAGGGGACTGAAGTCGTGACACCTGCGTGCGGATTCGCCACGACTGTCGCCCCTCTCATGCAACTCGGTCTCAAACCGGTGTTCTGTGATGTTGGTATAGATTCGTACGTCCCGACCGTTGATGACCTCAAGAAGGTTGTCACACCGGAAACGAAGTGTCTCCTTCTCCCTAATCTCATCGGTAACGTTCCCGACTGGGAGGCCATTCGTGAAGCGTTTCCCGATCTCATTCTCTTTGAAGATTCTGCCGATACCATCACTAAGACCGAATGTACGGACATCAGCACCACGAGTTTCTATGCGAGTCATGTCATCACTGCCGGTGGAGTCGGTGGTATGGTCATGTTTAATGCCGATGAACATCTCAAGAGAGCCCTCATGTTCCGTGATTGGGGACGTATCGGAGACAATATCGAAGAACCCAGTGAGCGTTTTAACCACTCAGTCGATGGTATTCCGTATGACTGGAAGTTCCTTTACGGTGTCGCAGGATACCATATGAAAGCTTGTGAGATGAATGCCGCATTTGGTCTCGTACAACTCGATAAATTAGATGGGTTTTTACGTACGAGGCGTCAAAACGTCGAGAGGTACCTCGAGAATCTCAAGGACACTCCGTACTATACACTCCCCGATGATTCCATGACTCCCAACTGGCTCGCCATTCCTCTTCAGTGTCCGGACCGTCTCGAACTCCTAAAGTTTCTCGAAAAGAATGATGTTCAAACACGTGTCACATTCGCGGGGAACATCACAAGACATCCAGCGTTTAGGGAGTATCTCGATGTGTTTGAAAATGCTGACCGTATTATGAAGGATGGATTCCTACTTGGTGCACACCACGGTATGACGATAGATGATGTGGACCGTGTGTGTGAATTGCTTAAAAAATTTGCCAAATATAAACTAAAAGGAAGATGTTGTCTAATGTGATGGTCACCGGTGGTTGTGGCTTCATCGCATCTAATTTCCTAAACATCATGAAGAAGAGATATCCCGAAACACATTTTGTAAATATCGATAAACTCGATTATTGCTCAAATGTCGAAAACGTCGAACCCGGTGTCGCCACCCTTATAAAGGGTAATGTCGGAAACGCCGAACTCATCGAAAATGCTATTAAAATGTATAAATTTGATGCGGTGTTCCACTTTGCGGCTCAAAGTCATGTCGATAATTCATTCGAAAATGCCCTCTCCTTCACGATGGATAATACACATGCGACACATGTGCTGATCGAAGCGTGTCGCCACTTTCTCCCAAATGTAGAATTCGTTCATTTTAGTACGGATGAGGTCTATGGCGAATCCAAAACGGATGTCCCATTTACAGAAGATGAGGGTGTCCTTCGCCCCACAAACCCCTATTCTGCCTCCAAAGCCGCCGCTGAAATGATTGTTCGATCATACGTTGAATCATTCGGTATGAATATCAAGGTCATTCGGTGTAACAACGTCTATGGACCCAAACAGTACCCCGAAAAACTCATTCCAAAGTTCAAGAGACTTTTAAAGGATGGTAAGAAATGTACCATCCACGGTCAAAATTGTGCGAACGTAAAGCGCGCATTCATGCATGTAGAGGATGTCGTGGATGCCGTCGAAACTGTATGGAAAAAGGGTATCCCGGGAGAAGTCTATAACATCGCATCTGATGACGAACTCAGTGTCATGGAAGTGACGAAACTCATCATCGAAATATTATTGGATACAACTGATTATGACAAATGGATCACGTATGTAGAGGACCGCCCGTTCAATGATAAGAGATACTATATCTGTGCCAATAAACTGAAGTTACTAGGATGGTACCAAAAAAAGACCAGGAAAGATCTCATACATTTTCTCAAGGTATAATAAATGAATAACACCGCGAGTACGACCAACAATCTGGTGAATAAGACCAATGGAGTTGGTAAGAAAATATCTCAAATTGGTAACACTCGTGAAACCCTCGACATATCCTGGAACACCATCGGTATCATTACCCTCCTCGGTGTCATGTACATGGTCGCGGCATCGATCGGTATCAATGTCTTCTCTAAGTGTGAGAAGTTTAAGGGTAAGAAGATGCAAGAGAACCTCAACAAGATTCTCGTCGCCACTTTAGGTATCGCACTCGCCATTCCATTCACCCTCGCCATGACCAAAATGTTCAGTAACGAGATGCCCGTTTTCGTGCTCATCTATGCTATCATGGGTATCATTGGTAGCTCTATAGCCCTCAACTGGACCGTGAATTGTGATGGTACTAAAAAGGAATCTACCACCACCATCGGTGTGAGTCTCGCATCCTTCATCGCCATGCTGCTATTCGGTGTATATTTAATCGCTCCCATGGGTAAGGGTAACGTCGAATGAAACCGATTGTTCTAAATGTATATATTCTCATGATGTTCTTGGCCTACGTGATGCGTAGAGCAGGGACATTTTCGATGGAAGAAAAGGTTAAAATGATCGAATTTATAGGTTACATGGCACTCAACCCGAACAATGCAAACCTACCAATTTTATCGGTACTGAAGTTCTCGGCTGTGAAGAGAGACGCGAGTGCTACTGTCGTCACAACACCAGTCGCTGCGACGGCATACACAGGATCCTCAATCTGCTGAATGACATTTTCACCCGTCATCATCCAGTTTAGAGAACACCCTGCATAGCGCCACGAGTAGAGCGCTTAGTATTAAACTTAGTTTCGTAACGCTTGTAGTAGGAAGGCTTTACAGGGGTACCGATTTACTTGGTATCTTTCTCCTTAAGTAAGATCCGGTTGAGAATATATAGTTGAACTATAATACTCGATGACGTGTAAAGTGTTGTCATGTTGAGTCCATATTTCCGGTACTGATACACGAACCATAAACAACTCGTGGTTATACCCACGAGTACGAGGTTTTTCGTATTTATATCAATATCATCTATTCGACGCACCTGGTCGTACATTTGAATAAGACCCAGACCCATCGCGAGACTGGATATAATCTCGTCCATTTATAATATATACAGAATATAAATGGACGTACTCTTACAAAAATTTGCCGGTAAGATTGATGCCCACAGTCTCGTAAAGACGATCGAAGAACTCAAGACCGAATACATCGACGACGGTCTCACGAAGGAGGACATCCCCCCAATCCTGGGTCGTCTCATGATGGAATCGCAGAAGTTCAAGAAACTCCCTGGTCCTCAGAAGAAGAAATTGGTCATCGGGGTACTGTTCCACCTGATTGAACAGATCGACGAAGGTGAAAAGGATTCAGAATTCGAGATTGTTCTCAAATCCATCGTACCCCCAATGGTGGATAGTTTTGCCACGATGCTCAAAACCAAAAAAATGTGCCTTTCATGCTTCGCTTAAGGTTTTACACTGTATGTAACGTAGAATGAGATTTCCTTCACTGGAGGTTATGGTTCAGTATGGAATCTATACGGTAAAAGAACTCGAACGATTCGCAAAGGGACTCACCCCAAAACGAAATATTAACGTCCTAAGTGAATGTACAATTTGTGATTTCGTATACGATGGAAAGTGTTGTTCAAATTGCTACCCATGAAATACTGCACGGTAACAAGTTATATGTCTCGGGGACCTGTTACCGTTAGCAATAATCATATGTGCGCCGAGCGGCAACTCATACGGCAGTTGTATAGAACATGTTTACAAAAGGGGTACAAACCCCATCAATTTACCGAATGGTTACACAGGAAACACGGAAAAATGGTGATAGAGCGCAAAACTATACATGGAGACGCTATATCCTTACCATGTGTCTTATGTAGAAAAGTCATAGAGAGGTTCAACATATGTTGGGCCGCACACGATGGCAAAGAGTGGGTACATAGTACAAAATCAGACCATGTTCCCCGATCATTACCAACTACTAAACAGAAGAGAAATTTAGGGTTTGGATGTAATGACCAAACCTAATGCTGACTCCAAGTTGTTGTGACTTCGTTGTAGTGGTTTAGTTCTTTTTAGTTTTAGTGCGTTGTTACCTGTATTCGCATTCTTTATTTCATCCATCCTCTTCGTGTTTGAAACAAAGGGTATGCTATTATCGACGTACGGCTCGCTCGTAACTTCTTTCGGTATATTTGTATCGAGTGTATGATTTGCTCGAAACGCATCAATCGTGAGATCACCGCCAAACTCTCGCAACTTAAATCGATTCGGCGCAGGTTTCACGGGACCAATCTGATTAAACATCTTTTTACGCAACATAACTATGTTCCCGCATATCATACCACCCTTCGTTAAGCCGTATTTTTCTATGGCATACGTTTTCATACAACTCCAGGAACAAAAATGACCCGATGTAAAAAATTTATTCCGTCTATCGTCGTATTTAAACGGCATGCTTAAAGGGGTTGAATCAAAATCGTGACAACACCACCAACACCACATAAATATGTTAATTATTTTTTCTTTAATTAGTATAAGGTGGTATGTCAGCAGGACAGCCAATTATCGTGATGGCACCTCAGAGTAGTGGTAAAGGTGCTGCGGTATTGTTATTATTTGGTATGTTTTTCATTCTCATGATGATCATCATTTTGTTTTGGGTCATTTATAAACAACAACAACAAAAACGGGGAAGTGGCGGACAAGCCAAAACGCAGGTGAAAGATACATCCATTCAGGAAAGCAGGGATAAGGTTCGTGGGGCAGCCGAGAGTGTCGGAATAGATCCAGATGAAATGCAATCTGAACTCGACGAACAGATAGCAGATCAGGTCGAACGGTCGTGTATGGTAAATCCTCTAAGAAATGGGGAATGTGGGCCAAAATATAGTTTAGAGGGTGGATGTTGTTACCCGGATGTGTCTGCTGCACCGAATCCCAACCTCGCTAAAATTGCTATGGTGAAAGATTTAACCATCGCAATCGGTGGTGGTCTAATGCTGGATGTATTAATAAACGCAGGTGTGAAAAAAGGTGTTCTCGCGGCGAAGGGTTCAAAAGCCGCGGCGACAACCGCCAAGGCTGCCAAGGCTGGGAGAATGGCCGCTACATCAATTAAAGTTGCCGCTACCGCCGGGAAAGGTGCGGCCGCAGTGGGTAAGTATGCGATGGCCGCAGCGGGAGGACCCGTTGGTTTAGCCGTCGCAGTCGTCATGGTCATCTTTGATGTCATCTCGATCATATTGGACGCGGTAGATCAAGGTGGATATGATTCATACACGGCGAACTCACTTTTACAGCGAATGAAGAATGTAATCGATTATGAAACAGCGAAGGCTTTAGAACAGGCAGGTATCGCCATGCCTTTACTTTTCCCTATAGCTGTTGCGTATCCAGAAGAATTTCAGGTTGCCTTAGATTACGCGAATGCGCAAATAGCCGATCAACATTTAATGACAGAATTGGAAAAGGATGATGCACTTCTCACGATTGTCGCCCAATACGCCGGCGCAGCCAATGAGGATCCAGATGTACCACCACCCGAAGAATTCATACAATTTATTGGTAATCTCAGTCTCGTATTCCACGTTGAACGTGATAAGCATATATTCAATAAACTCCAAGAACTCTTGGGTGACAAGAGCTACATGATAGAATTCTATGAGTCGCTGAGTGAAGGTGACCGTGTCGCAGTAACGTTATCTCAGCGCGGTGTCCAAGAATGGAATGAAAGTTCTCGGGTGTCATGGTTTGCGAACAATGATCTCTTCAAACAACCGGATCCTCCTCCGGCCGGTGAAGACCCTATGGCGGCTCTATATACCGATACCTATTACGTGTACGATTCCGGTCCATCCGATAATCCTACTATGATTCCCAAAACACTTCCCGTAAAAACAGCAATCGGTGGCTTCTATGGCGGACTCGTATCGTTTTGCGAAAAGTCGAGAAAAGTAAAATCAACGTCACCCACAATTAATCCACGGGATTTGGGTGTTAAATTCCAAGACGAAACTGGGGCGTGTCTATTCACCCGAGAATATTGTAGTCGCTACGGTCTAGAATTTAAAGGAGGTGACTGTAAATTGAGACCCGGGCAAGGTGTCGCTGAACTCATCTTCGGTAAGGTGATCACGCGAGAATTTATTAGAGCTTTCACATCCCCTCCTTCATACGCTAAGAAATCTAAGGGTCCCGCCACCGTGGGTGCCTGCCCACCGGGTATGCGTGATGACGGGATAAACTGTTGGCTCGACCCAGAATATAGAGGTCCGGGAAGTCCTATGGGATGTAAAGATGGTCAAGAAAAGAAGGGTCAGTTGTGCTACTCCAAGTGTCGCGATGGGTACAACTCGAGTGCTCTTGATTGTGAAGGATCTTGTCCAGAGGGGTCGGAAAATTCTGGATTCCATTGTACCCAATGGATTCACTCGTACATTCCCGATTGGGATTGGAAAAAATTTAAATTAAAAGGTTGCCGCTCTGGATTTAAATACCGCGGAACGACATGTAATGAGGAGTGTCTGCCCGATTTTGATTTTAGATCGGGTGCGGTGGGTTCTGCATTCTGTAATAAAACGAGAGGGCGGTACTCGAGAGCTGGTGATCCTAAACCATTAAGTACGTGCCCAGCCGATAAAGAAAAGCAAGGACTCGTGTGTTATCCAAAATGCTCAAATAAGGGAGACCAAGGACAGTATAAATATAACGGTGTTCTCGATTGGTGCCAGCCCGAGGGAGCGGGTGGTGTCAAGAAGGGTCTCGACGATCGGTGGGAATGTCCCGAGGGGTCTTCGAGTATAGTCGGAATTTGCTACAAAGACTGTAAGCCAGGGGAACGAGATGATGGTCTATTATGTAACCCACCCTAATTAATTTCTCGATTTATTGTAAACTATGAGTTGGGCGTCTAAACTCTTCAAGCCTGGTGCTAAAATTGGTGGTACCCTAGACCCAAAGATGTTTAAAGGGCTTGGTGGTGCCTCCGATGCAACTAAATTTTCTAAAATTGACGACTTGATTGCGGCGAACCCATCTCTCGCCAAACAATTCGATGGTCTCGATGATGCCGCCAAATTGGGCAAATTGGATGAATTAGGCGAAGCCGCTGAAGCCGCTTCCAAATCTAAAAAATCGTCTTTTCTCGCAGATAACGCGAGCACTTTACTCGCAGGTGGTGTTGCCGTGGGTGGTCTCATTTACCTTGATCAACAGTATGCAGGCGCAAAAGAGGCGGTCAAGGATTGTATGAAAGTGTGTCTCCCTGAAAATTGGGATGATCACGAATACGGTGATCTTAAAAGTTCCGAATTAGTGTACAAAGAGTTGGACAACACCGGTGACCAACCCGTATGTAACGCACAAATACCCGATTGTGGTAAATACTGTGGTGACAAGTGTGAAGAAATTCACGATTATGATGCCCCGGGTACCAATTTCCTGACAGGTGCGGGTGGGGATGCCGCCGAAGGGGCGACAGATCTCTTCAAATCTATATTCGGAGACATATTCGGCGATTTGGGTATAGACTCTACCACTATGTACGCATCATCGAGTGCGTGTTCCCTCTGTTGCTGCATGCTCATCATCATGATGGTCGTGTTAAAATAAAGACTGTATTTAAAGAATTCCATGTTCTTTATACCAATGATTCTAAGTATAGACGTTGGTATAAGGAATTTAGCTCTATGTCTCCTCGACGAAGACCATGAGAACCTAGTGAGGGAGTGGGATGTTGATGGTATTCCACCACAACACGTCGACGGTATATACAAGTCCATGAGGGATCACTTAGATGCTCGACCTTGGGTACTCACAGCTAAAACTATTCTCATCGAGGAGCAACCTTCCTTTAATAAAAAAATGGTTTCAGTCATGCATTTCCTTCACGCATACTTCATCATCAAGTGTCCAGAGGCTGAAACTATCATTTACCACGCCTCTCATAAGATTCCAGATATCGCCGGTCCAGGTAAAGCACAATACAATAAGAGGAAGAAAGCTTCCATTGAGCGGTGTGAAGCCTTTATCCGTAACGGTCCGACGAACGCACACTGGATCGACACTTTTGTTAAGTCTAAGAAGAAGGATGACCTGGCAGATACCGTGATGCAGGCTCTCTCCTTCGTGAATAGGACTGAGGTCACGTCACAGGCCTCTAAAAAGAAGAAGGCTACGAAACTGGTGGCTCGGAAACCCAACGAAAACCAAAAGAGAACAAAATATTCTAAATCAAATTTAGCTTGGATTTATTTGAACAAAGTTGAATGTGAAGTTCTTGAAAATAATAAAAGGTTCATGAAAGATCTGAAGAGGTATTATCGGGACATTGAGGAATTGAAGAAGGCTCTAGAAGCTTGACCACGATTTTAGTATCACCGATAAAGTCTTTTAGGGCTGCGTATCGGGCTTTGCCGTACTCCTTTCGTTTGTCCTTATTTGCTTCGTAATACTCTTTCTGTTTAGCCTTTCGATCTTCTGGATCCTTATAAGGCATTCTTATATATAGTGAGAAAGTTATTTTTAACCTAATTGAATATTATACTTTTCCAAAGTAGAACGTTTAGGTAACTTACCTATTTTTTTCATTCTTTGTAATACCTTTTGACGGGCAGATTCATAAAGATATTGTGGATCAGTCTTTCTCTTTTCATATCTTTCTTTCTCTGTATGTCTTGTAACATTCAGACATGTATCAAGTTTATAAGAACTTCGTAAGGTTTTTGTTTCATCGGGAGTACCCCAATTCTTCTTCAGGTTTATGTAGATCTCTTTCATATCCACATTCTTATTGTCATTCCATATATGAAGTACATGCACAGTTGAATAAACTTTGTCGTCATCTGGTGACCATCCAGCCAGTAAGAGTTCTTCGAGTTTCTCATACTTTTCGGGGTTTCTACTGATTTCATATTCAATTTCAGATATCCATGTCTCGAGACCATACGTAGCTCTTCCGCGTACTACGCGAACATTCAGATATGGATTCAAATAATAATAGGTTTTTGATAATTTACATACTAATTCATCTTGTGTCATAGACCTACGTGAAGGATATCCATCTTCATTTAGTTTTATTTTGGTTTTGCCAACCCACCACCACCCAAGGTCTTCATTCTCGAGTATGAAAAAAGTAGTCGGGGTATAATCCATACTATATAGGAAGAAATAATTCTCCCCTGTGAATTTTAGAATCTTCAATAAAATGTCCAACACGATAATCGGAGGCAAGAAAAAATGTATTCTATCATAGATGATAAACTATTTATATACTTTTATAAAACATATACTCAATTTTTTTTACTATAGATTATTGTGTTGGACATTTTATTGAATACATTGATAAAGATTTGAAGTGAGTAAAATATATACAATGTCTCTCACAATCCGAATGTCCGCCCCCGTCAATAAACCCAACCTTGACAAGGTTATCAAGAGTAACAAGCGTCTCAAATCAGCCTTTCATTCCCAGAAGAGTAAAAGATTGAACCATCGTGTAGCCCTCGATGAGCTCGATACATTCATGGAACTTGTGGATGACGCGATGGATGCCCTGAATGATACAAAAGCGAAGTTGTACAAACTTTACGATTTTTG